AAGGAAATTCTAGCACAGGAGGAACAAAAGTTGTTGAATTTGCAAATTCAACAGGTAGTTTTTTTGCTGGAAGAGCAAATGGAGTAACTTGGTGTAGCCGTCTTGAAGTTGATTCTTATTTAACTCCAGATAACGATGCAGTTCACTTATTTGCCGTAAGAGATACAGTCGGAACAATTGTAAACCCAGGAACATAAGATAAAAATGGCAAAACCTAGCACAAGAGAAGAATTAAAACAATATTGCCTTAGAAATTTAGGAAAACCAGTTATTGAAATAAATGTAGAAGATGATCAACTGGAAGATCGAATAGATGAAGGCTTGCAATTTTTTCAAGAATATCATTTTGATGGTGTTGAAAGAATGTATAATGTACATCGAATTACGGGTTCGACTGTTAAAATTGCTTCAAATACAGGTGCCTTTACAGTAGGCGAGAAAATAACTGGTGGAACATCAAATGCAACCGCAAAAGTAGTTTCTTCAAATACTTCAGTTATTACATTTAAAAATCATAAAGACACAGATGATATTTCAAATAATGATGTAACATCTAGTTTTTCAAATGGTGAAACAATAACTGGAAGTACAAGTGGATCTACTGCAGTAGCCGATACTGATGCATCATTGGTTACTTTTGGAGATGTAGATAATCATTATATTACATTAAATGATTCTATAATTGGTGTGACGGGTATTTTTGATATACAAGATACGGGTGGGGGACAAACATCAAGTGATTTGTTTTCATTTAGATATCAATTTCATTTAAATGAAATGCCGTATCTTACTGCAACTTCTATAATAAATTATAAGATGTCAATGCAACATTTACAATTGTTGAATGATATGTTTGTAGGAAAGAAGCCTTTACGATTTAATAGACATCAAAATCGATTATATTTAGATATAGATTGGGGAAATGATGATCTTGAAGTTGATGAATATCTTATAGCAGAAGCATATAGAATAATTGATCCAGCAACATTTACAGATGTATATAATGATATGTTTTTAAAAAAATATACAACCGCATTGTTTAAAAGACAATGGGGTGCTAATTTAATAAAATATGAAGGAGTTCAACTTCCAGGAGGAACGACACTAAATGGAAGAACGATGTTTGAAGAAGCAATACAAGAATTAAGAGAAACAGAAGAACAAGCATCTCTTAAATATGAATTACCAGTAGACTTTATGGTTGGTCCAGGATAATGCCTACAAACTCTTATTTTAATCACTTACAAAATGCCTCAGAACAAAATTTACATCAAGATTTAATTATAGAATCGATAAAAAATTTTGGCATAGATAACTATTACCTTCCAAGACAATATGTGAATGAGGATCTTCTTTATGGAGAAGATACTATTTCACAATTTAATCAATCCCATTTAATAGAAATGTATGTTAAATCAGTTGATGGTTTTGAAGGAGAAGGTGATTTTATTTCAAGATTTGGATTAGAAATTAGAGATCAGGTTATCTTTTCTGTGGCGAGAAGAAGGTGGGAAAATTTAGATACTGGTTATGATAGACCAAAAGAAGGCGATGTAATATTTCTCCCATTAAACAAAAAACTTTATGAAATTAGATTTGTTGAACATGAATCAATGTTTTATCAATTTGGTAAATTGCCTATATTTGATTTAACATGTGAATTGTTTCAGTATGATGATCAAAGAATTGATACTGGTATTGAAGACATAGATGATATAGAAGATAAATATGCTTATTCAATAGAAGTAACTCTTGATTCAGGAGGTTCAGGAAATTATGTAGAAGATGAATATGTATATGTTGGTAGTACTGAAAGTTCTGCTAATACAAAAGGAAGAGTAATATCTTGGAATTCTACTGATAGAGTATTGAAATTAACAGATTTGATGGGAACTTTTACGTTAAGTCAAAATGTAGTTGGAAATACAAGTGGTGCTTATTATACAGTTGGTACTACACCCAATACACAGGAATTTGTTAATGATACAACTGCAAATAATGTAACTATTGAAACTGAAGCAGATTCTATTATTGATTTCTCTGAAGGCAATCCATTTAGTGAAAGCAATTTTTAAGTTGTAGATTCTGGAAGAATTGTAATCATTCCCTCAACTACCCTTTCTTTTGTTACAGCATCCGCTTGGGTGTATTCAACATCATAAACATATAATCCTGAAGACATATTTGCTGTTTGAGTAGCATTAGCGGTTATGGTTACATTACTACCAGATACTGCCGCTGTAAACGTTAGTATCCAAGAAGCATTGGTAGTTGCATGATTTTTCTTCATTGAAGAAGCACAAGTACCAGTACTTATGGTCACATTTGAATTATTTGCATCTTTAGCAGTAAAAACTTTTTCAAAGTTACTGCCTTGATGCATTGTTAAATTTTCGCCTTGAGTTTTTATTGATAGTGCCATAAGACTATTTATACAACTAAATAATATTACAATCTTTATGGAGTATTATGTTAGGACAAACTTTTTATCATCAAACAATAAGAAAATACGTTGCGTTGTTTGGTACGCTATTTAATGATATTAATATTGAAAAAAAGGACTCGGGCGGTAATGTTTTATCTCGACAAAAAGTACCAATAGCTTATGGGCCAAAGCAAAAATTTCTTACAAGAATAAATCAAGATGCTAGTTTAGATAGACAAGTTGCTATTCAACTTCCTAGAATGGGATTTGAAATGACTGGTATTGCTTATGATCCTGTTAGAAAATTAAATACAGTAGGTTCATTGACACATAAAGAAACGATAAATGGAAATCGTAATGTTAAGAAGATGTTTAATCCTTCTCCATATATTTTTGATTTTTCTTTATACGCTTTTGTGGAAAATGCTGAAGATGGTACTCAAATATTAGAACAAATTCTTCCGTTTTTTACTCCAGAATTTAATGTAACTGTCAATATTATAACAGATATGGGTATCTCAATAGATATCCCAATTGTTATTCAAAGTGCGACAAGTGAAGATTCTTATGAAGGAGAGTTTTCTGCTAGAAGAACAATTGTTTGGACAATATCTTTTATGATGAAAGGATTTATATATCCTGATATTAAATCTGGTCAATCAATTATTAAAACAATTGAAGTAGCATTTAAAGAAGTTGATGGGGTTGGGGTCGATGCAAGTGATGAAATGTATCAATTATTGTTAGAAACTTCTAATCCTTTTTCACAAGATCAATTTCTATTGGAAACAGGTAGTCTTCTTTTAACTGAGAATAGTACAACTGAACTCGGTCAGAATAATATAATCAGTAAAATTACAATTGTTCCTGAGGGAGGAGCAAACACATATATTACTCCAGGAGACGATTTTGATGCAAACACCACAATAACAGTTTATAGTCCACCAGTACGTTATGATGAATCAACTGGCACATATGAGTGAGATAGATTATGGTAAAAGATTTTGAAGATAAATTAAATGAAATATTAGAAATGCCATCTGGCTCTATTGTTAAAAAACCTATTGAAAGAAAAGTTGTTGCATCTAATCCAGATGATTTAAATACTGATTATAAGTATGTTCGTGAAAATATATACAATATTATTGAAAGGGGACATGATGCTATTGAAGATTTATTACAAGATGCAAGAGATAGTGGTAATGCTAGAATGTTTGAAGTTGTTGGACAATTAATTAAAACTGTTGGTGAACAAAATCAAAATTTAATAAATGTCCATAAACAAGTAAAAGATATCAATCAAGAAAACAGTACAGGACCCAGTTCAGTAACAAATGCATTATTTGTTGGTAGTACTGCAGAACTCCAAAAAATGTTAAAAGATAAAAAAGAATAGTGGCACATTTAGGACAAATCGACAGAAGAAATCCAGGACAGGTTGTTTTCATACGATATGTTACAGAAAATTCTGACTGGAAAAACTTGAAGCTGAGAATAGAGAATGGTCAGGTTGCGGAAATGTTCCAAGAAAATGTTAATGCATTAGAAAGCATGAATGTTACTATTCATCCAAGAACAGAAATAAAATTACTTTCAGAGAAATATAAAGAATTTGAAAGTAAAAAGTATGCTAATATTGAATATCAGAGAAAAAAAGGATATGTATTAATTTCAAAAATAAGAAAACCAACAGATGATCTTGGTACAGAGAGACCAAAGAAATTACAAATATTAGCGGAAGATTTTACAGAAAAAGGTAATGATGAAAAAATAACAGTTCTTTCTAAAAAAGATGTTCCAGTAAAATTGTTTAAGACTTATGAAAATTTAAAAAAAAGCGTTATTTGGGGATTAGATAATAAAATTCATAATAATGATTATCTTATAGAAAAAATAAAAACATATTTAGATAAAGATGATTTATCTGAAATTGATTTGAATGGTATTGATGATAGTCATATTGATGAGCTTGGTGTATATTTTGGTGAAATTTTAATAGGAATATTAGCATTTAAAAAGCAGTTATCAAACACTTGTACTCCTTCTGATATGTTTGGTATTAATTTAAAATCTTTTAGTATTCCAACTGATCCTGCATTTAAACTTGTTGATAGTAGTTTGATATTTGATACGACTACTGTTAGTGTATCAAGTAAATATGATAAAGGCGCCGCCGCATCATTTATGTCGAATGTTCTTCCTTATGGTATGAAATATTATACTGATTATAGAGATTGTTTTTTTAAAAAAATGTGTGAAATCGCATCTAATATGGGATATACAACACAACAAGTAGGAGCGAATAGATTTAAATATTCAAAAAATATAACATTTGAAGTTGGATTAAGAGCAGTATTAAAAATAAAAAAATCAATTGTAAAAAATTCAAATCATTCTGTTTATGAGAGTATTCGAAAGGTTGCAATGAATCAGAGTCTTTTACCAAAAGAAAATGAAGAACTTGATGAAGTAATAGGAGCAATAGAAGATTATTTTATAAAGAGAAAAACTTTTGATGGAAGAGAACAAGTTACAGAAACAATAAGAAATAATTATCCTTTTACAATTACTTCTTTTTTTAATTATTCTGTAGCAAGTATGTTAAACAATGATCGGTTATCAAGAAAATATGTTCACGAAATAATTGGTGGTAAAGATTTTTATCAAGCAAATTTAAATAAAACTAAATGGAGAAAAGGTATTATTGATATAAAAATGGTTTCTCCTAAATCTGCTACATTAAAAATATTAGGATCCATGTCAGGCGCTATGGATTTTACTGCAAAACAGGGTTTAGTAAATTACGAGTTAAAATAATGGCTAGAGATACTTACGCAGGAAATCCTCTTCTTAAAGGGGCATATCAACCAGTAGAATATGATAAAGAAACTATAGAAGAATATATTAGATGCGAGAATGATCCCATACATTTTGCAAAACAGTATATGAAAATCGTTCATGTTGATCATGGTCTAATGCCTTTTGATTTGTATGATTATCAAGAAGAAATGGTTCAGACAATGCATGATAATCGTTTTGTTATTTGTAAAATGCCTAGACAAACAGGAAAATCAACAACAATTGTCGCTTACTTATTACATTTTGCTCTTTTTAATCCACAATCTAATATTGCTATATTAGCAAATAAGGGTTCTACTTCAAGAGAGATTCTTCAAAGATTAAAAACGGCTTATGAGCATTTACCAAAATGGTTGCAACAAGGTGTAGTTGTTTGGAATAGGGGTAATATTGAATTAGAAAACGGTAGTAAAGTTATATCCGCTTCAACTTCTTCTTCTGCAGTTCGTGGATCGTCTTTTAATATCATCTTTATGGATGAGTTTGCACACATTGATCCTCCTAAGTTAGCAGAAGATTTCTTTACTTCAGTATATCCTACAATTTCTTCTGGTAGCACCACTAAAGTTTTTATTGTTTCGACTCCAAAAGGATTGAACATGTTTTATAAGATGTGGGTTGATGCTGAAGAGAAAAGAAGTAATTATGTTCCTATTGATGTTCATTGGTCTCAAACACCTGGAAGAGATCAACAGTGGAAAGAAGAAACGATAAAAAATACGAGTGAAATGCAATTTGCTCAAGAATATGAATGTGATTTTATTGGTTCACAAAATACATTAATTTCTCCTTCCAAATTAAGAACATTGCCATATAAACCACCTATTTCACAGAAAGATAGTCTAGATGTATATGTTGAACCAGATCCTAAGCATTCATATGTGTG